GACGCAGTTAAATGGCTTAAACGGCAATACTCTTTCCATCACCCAACCATAAGGTTCAAAAGTAAACAAGAAGGAAAACATAAGCCCCACGGAACTAATTAAAATCCAATCGCTGTAAATGTCAATTACCATATTAGTTTGTTTTTATTTTTAATTAATATATTATATATAGTATCTAAATCATCGTGGTTATCTACAACCACTCTTATATTGCTTCTTGAAGAGTACCTATTGCCTTTTGATATATTGCTTTTAGAGTCAACCAGTCTAAAGTTGGAATAGTGATTTAACGCAATAACTTCTTCTTTAGTTTTTGCCCAAGAAGAAGGGATTATATGGTCCATATGTATATTAAGGTTAGGAACTCCACCAAGCCATTCTTTAAAATAATCAGCAGTGCATCCAAGTATACTTGAAGTCTTCGTATTCTTTCTGTGATTATTATAATTAAAAGAATTTCTAATTAAAGTCCTAATGTTTTGAGATAACTTATAAACATCATCTTCCTTCATAAGCCTATAATGCCTGTTCTTTGCTCTGGCTTTGTAAGACTCTTTGTCGTTATTATAATTTCTACGATTGTTTGTATTGTGTTGCTCTTTGTTTTCAATGTGCCATTTTTTTGAACGCTCTATATACACATCCTTATTTTCAAGATAGTGCATTTTGTTGTACTCTTTTTTACAAGACCTACACATATGTGTTCTTGGCTTTGCATTTCTTGTATAAAATTCAGATTCAAGCTTTGAGAAACCGCAACACTGGCATTCGTACATCATAATTTCTCACTTAAATAATCGTCTTTAACATACCGCTTTAATTTGGTAACGGCTTCACCATCCTCTATATAGGTGAGGTAACCTTTTATGTTTTGACCGTACACATCACTGTGGTTTAGCGATACTATTTTATTGGTCATTGTTGAGTATATAATACTAATCACAAGATTCGCAGCAGATTTACCGCTTTGGTAGTAATGCAGGAATTTTTCACAAGTACGCATTACGGCAGCATCTATTAGGGCTTGCTTGAGTTCTTTATTACCGCTTGTGACAAACGCAGAACTCGCAACCTCTATACTCCGCTGTAGTATGAATTTACCAAGCTCGTTGGTTATCTTACCTTGCTGAACGGATAATATGGCTTCACGCTCAATTAGAGCCTTGTCGTATCTCGGCATATTCCTCCTCTACCTTATTTAGTATGGTAACGATAATGGCAAGATAGTCAGAAAGTTCATCTGGCTTTATGCCAAGCTCAAATCCCAATCTAACCAATGTGACTGGCTCACCGAAGTATACCAATTCGTCAATGACTCTGTGTATATCAAGTATGAGATTTGCTTCTGCATCTGTTAGGTCTTCGTAGTATTTATTAGATAACATATCAGTATGATGAACGAAGCCTATCTGCTTTATCAGGGTCTAACTCCGCTATTAATTCAATGTACTCCCTTTCTCTTCTGTAAGCATCTTGTATCTGCTCTACTGTAGAATCAGTACCTATATTAGTGAATAGTCTTGCCATCTCATAGAGATATAGGTCAATCCTGTTCTTAATTAATTTACAAGTCTGATAGTTCTTCTGATTAATCATAACATCTTAATTTTACGATGAAGGTGTCTTTTGGAAGGTCTTTGTCAATCTTGATATTAAGCCTTTTGTAATACTTGTTACCGTCGTCTTTAACCATACCCAGACTAACGAGAGTATCCGAGAGAAATTTAGAAACGAGAATGACGTTATCAACATCGTGCCGAGAATTGTAGCTAATATGAATTTCATAGCTTTCAAAAGTAAAGTGGTCAAACTTGTCCAACTCTTCTTTGCATTGTTTAGAATACTCATCTTTTTGTTTTTTTCTTATAGCCCAGTGCTTACCCGCATAGTATTGGTTAAGACTTGGTGGCTTCGGTAAGTTAAGGTCTATTTCAATCATAAATCTTTGAATTGCTTATATGCAAAAACCCCACCACTTTATCAACGAATTGTCGTTGGTTGAAGTGTGAGGTCTTCGGCATCCCTTTGGTTTCCCAAGAGGGTTCTTCAAGTGAAGCGAGGTTAAATGCGAATATGCCTTTAGGTGTTTGGCATACATATACTGGAATAGTATTATGGCTTTCAGCTCTTGCGAGCAGCTTATCGTACTTGTATTTTTCTATGACTAAATCGTCATAATGCTTGTTGCGGCACTTTAATTCTATGTCGCATTTGAGTTGTAAGGAGTAGCAATCGTGGTGTGAGTAATCCCCTTCCGACCAGTCAAGGTCGCTTATGTAATTTTGTTTTAGGTGTTCAAAGAGATTTTGCTCGTTATTTTTCCAACTCATTATTGTTATGTATCGCAATCTTCAATAAGATAAGGTATCCTATTAAGTCTTGCACGGTATCTTCGGTGGCATCGGTAATGCCCCTTGACTTGATACGCATAAGTTTATCATCTATACGAGCGCATAGGCTATCCACAGCGTTTCCCTTTGAGAAGATACCTACGGGGTAAAGGGCTGAATCCCCGTAGGCAGCATTCTTCTCAAGGAGCAGGTCTGTTACCTCCTGCGATGTCTTTATAATTAAGTCTTTTGTACTAATCATTTGATACTAATATAGTTAATTAATCAGTAAGTTCTACTTCAAACTTATAAATTTTTTGTATACCCTTTGTTTCAATAACCATTCTACCGTTGGAAGGGTTAAGAAATATATAGTTCTCGGAATTCCCAGTGTAGTCCGTTACATCCACTTTAAACTCCTTCCCATTGATTAGCATTTTGTTCCATTCTAAAACCTCAACCTCCTTTGCGGAGGCGATGTTAAACTTTAGGTAGGCACGAATCATTTCGCACCAACTCTTTCTATAGGCTTCTGACCAACTTTTCAAAATTCTAATTCTTCTTGTGAAGGTGTAGGCAATACTACTTCTTCTGGTTCGTAATTGGGGTTTTGATATGCGTACACAGGATTACCCTGCTTATCAACTTCGTAGTATCTGTTCTTTACCTTGTCGTAGTACATCGTTACCTTACCTAACTTACCTACGATTTTAGGCTTTGCTTTTACAACAGTAATCTCTACTTGGTTCGGTTCATAAGGTACGCCATCTAAATCTTCTAACCCAAATGGACACCGCCATATATTTATAACCATCATTCCCTTACGACTCCATTGCATACCACCTGCTATATCATTCATAGTAGGTTTGTCAATGTAAGCTATACCACTGCGGTATTTAGGTTGTTGGTGTTTAGTGTGTACGGTAAGTAGGGTGTGGTAGTTGTTATCAGCAGAATGCTTACGCACCTTTGTGAGTACCTGTCCGATGGCAATGTCATCACGAACGCCTACGCTTACATCTGTTTTAATCTCTGTAAACGGGTCTATGAGACAGCCCTCTATCTTAACTCCGAAATCTTCTTCTATGTTTGTTACACAGCTATAGAATCCTTCTACGGTAAGGTCTTGCAGACCACTATCTATAATGTAGAAGTGTTCGTTTATAAATTCTATAGCCCTTTGGCTCTCTTCATCTGAAGCCATAACCTTATCATTCACAAGGAACGGCTTACGCAGGTATACCCATAGGAACTCTGCGAATACTTCCGTTGGTGAACCCGTTTCTGGGGAGTAGACAGCCCACTTCCATCCAGAGTATTGGGATAGGTTCATCATCATTTCAAATGCAAACTGCGACTTACCTTGATGCGCCCCTGCATAAATATAGGTAGTGCTACCTAATTTCATTGAATACTTGTCAAACAGAGAGTTGAACCCTGTCCAAGCACCTTTGCTTACTCCGTTCTCGCGGAGTTCTGTTAGAGAATCTTTTAACTCTTCAGCCCTATAGATAAAATTTCTCGTTGTCATTCGCCAAATTCTTTAGTGTAATCTTCTTCTTTATGTGCAAAGCTTCTGCTTATTTCTTTTCTGTAGAATTCCTCACATACATAGAAATCGTAGATTGCCTTACCTGTTGCTCCTACGAAGGCCATCATCTTCGCTATCATCTCTGGATTACGATTGATATCGTCAAGCGACCTTGCTCTTGTTACGAATTGGAATGGCCTATCCTTTGTGCCAAGATACATATTCGTGTATCCGTTACCTCGCTTCTTCTTCCAAGCAAGTCTTACTCCAATGTCGTAGATTATTTGTCCTTCCCCTTCTTCGTTATTCTGCATCTCCTATATTGTTTAATGTCCCACAATCACATATATGCAATTGATTTACTCCGATTACTATTGGTATCTGCTTATCACATCCACCACAAAAGTATTTATCACTCATATTATCAAAGGATTTAGTTTAGTATTCTCAATCTCATACAGCGGTGCTTTATTTATAAAGTAGCTGCCATCGTCTCTGTATCTCCTTTCGCCCTTCTCATAGAAGTTAGACTCTGTAAGCAGCGTTTGTTTATCTGTGTAACCACATATCCAAAAGGTATTGGTACTCTTATTGATACTACAGAATACATATAAATCACAATCAAAGTCTTTTTGGTAGCCTACGAAGTTATTGACGTAGTGGGGTTTAGGGTCAACACGTCTGCCCATTGTCTTTACATCGGTCTTCTGCCCCATAAAGATAAGGTCGTGTCCTCCATCAAAACCATCTTCAAACTTTGGCGGCAGGTCGTTTACGATACGAAACATATTCTCTCCTAACAGACCTACGAACTGCTCTGCTTTAGAACCGTTAGCGTCAAATCGGTGTCCCATAGAATGGTCTTGTAACCAATCCCAAGTCTTTTCTTTTAGTGATTTAGGTATTTTGTAGGAGTTCATTACATCATTATTAATCTCAACCTTCTTTGGTACTTGCGTATTAGTAAGGCAGAGTTGGTTAATTGATTTTGCAGGTCATCAGTCCAACCAAACCTACTGGCGTGAAGGGAAAGGTTTACATTATCCAACATCAACATCTCAAGATATTTCTCTACCTCGCGTATGTGACGCTTCTTCCTGTTGTAGGATTTAATCGTACTCAACACCATACTCTGTAAGATCTCTTTCGCATAGGTTAACGATGCGGTTGTACAATTCTGACTTGCCCTTTGTTCTTTTAGCGTTGGTCTTCGCATAAGCACGGATGTCATTAATTATCCTTTTGCTTCCGCTTGTTCTTTTGGGTTGATAGTTTGTTTTCATAAGCAAATTTATTTGCGGTGAGGAGTGCAACGACTCATTTCTTTTCTAATTTCTCAAGTGTGTCCTTTAGTATTGCATTCCAAGCGAACTTGTCTTTGTCAGCTTCCCAGAGCTTCTCATACATCTCAAGTAGTATCTCTCTCATTTCTCTTTTGTTTTAAAGGTTTCTATTAAATCTCTAATCCGTAACTCAAGGTCATCAACTCTTCCTTTTAGGAATATTTTCTTCCGATTAGACTCCACATCAAAACTTGAGTGCCAATAAACTTCATTCATCACAA